ACATATAGAGGTAGAAAACATATACCTTTTGCCAAAGAAAACATATACCTTTTGCCAAAGAAACATATACCTTTTGCCAAAGAAAGGTATAGGTTTCCTGAAAAAAGAAATATAGGTTGAACAATAAAAAACGATACGACAATGAGTAAAGTAAAGTACAGAGTTCGGGAGTACAACCCGACGAGCACCTGAAATGGGGTAGCGAGATACGCGCCAAGTACATGGAGTTAGATAAAGAGAACGACCAAATGAAGGGCGAGTTGGAGAAGCTGCGGAATCTCGTCAAGACGATGGAGGGTATGAACCAGGAACCAACACCGAAGTAAACCCACACTGTAAATATTTAGTAATTATACATATCCTACGTTCGAGGGGATGAGGACTGTTTGTTTTCACTGGAAGCGGGCAAGCGGAAACGGGGGTAAGCCAACGGCACCGAAACGAACTGCCCGTTTTTATAATTAAAGATTTAAAAGATTAAAGATTATGAACTACACTAATCCAAACGAATTTTGGCAGCATAACGGGTACGACCCATATAAAGGACTGAGCGACGACGATCGGATGAAGGTCGGGTGCTTTCAGGGACTTGCGTTCTTTTTGATGTTGCTGATGGGACTGACATTGTGTGCGCTTCTGAGTAGCTGTACCACCACGGAGTATGTTGTCGTCGAACGACATTCGACGGACACACTATATGTGACGAAGCACCAACGCGACAGCATATACATAGAACAGCATGACTCCATCGTGCTGCATGAAAAAGGCGACACGGTTACTATTGATAGGTGGCACTGGCGGGACAGGTGGCGCGACCGCGTGAAGACAGACACCATATACAGGTCGAAGACTGACACCGTGTTTATAATGAAAGAACATGAGCAGCAAAAAACAATGACCTTTTGGCAATATCTATGGCTACACAAGGGACGCTTATTGATCATATTCATCATTATGGCCATCGCCCTTTGGATTTGGAAAACAAAATAAATCGCCGTGAGGCGTGACGTCTAACCCGTGAGGGTAGCATGTGGACTAAAACGTATAATTATTTTTTACTCCATGTCGGAAGGGGATTTTCTTTAATTTTGCCCCTTCCGGCTTTTTATTGAAAAATTATCGGTAAACCTGATGCGCATTTTTCTTCGGTTAGTAGAAAGGTTTTTAAAACGGAAGAAAAATGAAGAAAATCTATTATTTCATTATGTTAGCCCTCTATGTGTTGGGCACAATAAACGGTGTGGGATATTCCTGTTATATTCACGAGTATGTGACTGCTATTGGCGTGGCTGTGCTGGCGTTCATGGCATGGCCTACTGCGGTAAATTACTTTAAATACTTAACTGAGTAAAGCTATGGTTAAGATTAAGGATGCAAAGACAGACGGCACACGCTCGTTCTGGCTTTCACGCATGACATTTATCGTGTGCTTTTTCGTGTCGGTGGGCTTGATTGTCGGCGGCTTCTTTGTCCCACCTATGGGCGTGATTGATGGATCATGCCTGACAGCCGTCGGAGAGTTGTTGCTGTTCCCTACCCTGCTGTATGCTTTCAGGGCTGTTGAATTGGGTCTGAAAGTGAAGTTCCAGAAAGGAGAAACAAGTATTGAAATCACTAAACACCAGGAGAATGGCAACGAGAATCAGTAAAAACTTTACGCTCGACGAGCTGCTGGCCAGTAAGACCGCCAAGCAGCGGGGCATCATTAATGCCCCAGGCGTCGACGAGGTTTGTGCGCTGTGTGCTTTGGTCCATAACGTACTACAACCACTACGCGACGCGATGGGTGAGCCCATCAAGATAGGCTCAGGCTATCGTTGCACGAAGCTGAACAAGGCCGTTGGTGGTGTTGGCAATAGCCAGCATACCAAAGGCGAAGCGGCTGACCTCTGCATTGATGGCGACCTGAAGAAGGGCCGCAAGTGGTTCGAATGGATTCGCGACCATTGCGAGTTCGATCAGCTTATCTGGGAACACAACGCTGCCGGGTCATACTGGGTGCATGTCAGCTATCGTATTGATGGCTACAACCGCAAGCAGGTGATTAACGAGTTGTTGAAAAAATAATGTTTATTTATTATAGTTTATAGATGTTTTAGTAATTTGTTTAGTTATTTTAGGTTTATGTTATTATGGGGCACGGCGGTGCCCCTTTTTTGTATAGTAAACCTAAAATAAGAAAATGCGCAAAGGTATATGGCACTAATTATCGACGATACACTAATCAGCAACCAGGAACAGAACCTCAGAGCTGCTATGAGCACCGACCCTAAGATGAGGAAGGTGATACAGCAGCACATCCGTGAGGCACTGTTCAAGGCACGCCGTGAAATCATGGCAGACTTCCCAGCTGACAATGGCGACCCCAGACAGTCGGCTAAGGCTATCCGTACCAGCGTCTACGAAAAGGTGCTGGGTGGTAATATCAATATCCTGACCGGCAAGACGGCCAATGGTGGCATGCAAGGCTACGAGCCACCAAGGAAACTGCGCCCAGGTCAGAGAGGTGGCAACAGGATCAAGGTCGATAAAGACAGCAGGTCTTATAAAATTGCCCATTACGAACCAAAAATGCGAGGTTTTATTTTACGTTTCGTCAATAGCGGTACGAAGACCCGCGTTATTGGATTCCGTAATACGGTCAAAGCTAACCGCACGAAGTATGAGAATCGTGTATATCGCATCAATCGTGGCGACAAAGCACGTACTGGCAACCGTGGCAGCATAGCAGCCCGCAACTGGTTCATGCCATCGGCTGAAAGCGCACTGGGCGATGCAGCCCAGATGATTGCCGACCTGATAGAAATCGAGGCAGCAGCCATCGCAAATGGTGAACAATAAAAACAATATATATGGCAAAAGATAGTGTTCTTAAACTGCGTGTAGAGTCGCAAGAGTATGATGCCAAACTGAAGAAAGCGGCAGAAGGTATTCGGCATTTGGCAGACGTCGCCCATAAAGCGGGTGGCGACTTATCAGGTCTGGATAAAGCTGAGCTTGACTATATCAGAGGTCTTGGTGAGATGGAAACCAAGTCGCGCACGGCTGCTGGCTCCTTACGTGAATTAGAGGAAACGTTCAAGGAGTTGACTGTCGTATATAACCAGTTGAACGAAGTCGAGAAAGCTGATGAAGGAGGCAAGGCTCTGGCAGCATCATTGGAAACGCTGAAGAAGCGTGCACAAGAAGCGAGAAAAGAACTTGACGACGCATCAGCAGCCCTGAAAGATAACGAGAAAGCGTCAAAGAGTGCTGGCGTTGGTGTACAGTCATTAACGTCCGCACTCGGCATCAACGTGAAGCAATTCGCTGGTTGGGGTGCTGCTGTCACAGCTGGTAAGGTGGCATTAACTGTTTTCAGCGATGTAATGATGAGCAGTCGCGAGACCGCCGATGACTTCGGACGCGATATACAAGGATTGCAAAATGTCTATGAGAGCTTCTTGATCTCGCTTAACAATGGCGATATTAGTGGATTCCTATCACGTATTCAGGAGATTGTCGGTGCAGCCCGTAGTGCTTACGACGCTTTAAGCGACTTGCAAGAGTTCAACGCATTCAATCGCGTCAATGTGCAGAAAGCTCGCACAGGTCTTAATTCAGCTGTGACAGATTTCCGTGAAGGCAAAGCATCTAAGGAAGATGTAAGGAATGCCAACGAGGCCCTGAAAAAAGAATTGCGTGAACGTCAGCAGCGCGAGCAAGCCGTGTACGACGAAACCATCAAGCAGATAGCTAAGGACTACGGAACTAATTCTGATGACCTGAAGAAGTTGCTTGCTGGTAATTATGTGGACTGGCATAATCAAAAGCATTCCAATTTGCAAGGCTCAGGCACGAAGTTCACATTTACGCCTATGGCTTCTCCTTACGTTTGGTCTGGTCAGCAGGCGCAATTTGGCACACGTAATTACGCAGCTACAAGTGACGAGAGATTGTCAGTCCTGGCACGTACAATTCCGCTTGATAAACTCGATAAGCTCCAGCAGTTAGGTGAGCAGGCTGAAGCTACGAATACGGAGATAACGCAACTTGACAAGTCACTTGCACGACTGCTTAACAGAAAGACCAGTAGCGGTGGAGGTGGAGGTAATAGGAATAACGTCAACACGAACGTCATCGAGTATGCTGCCGACAGCATCATGGCACAGGAGAAGCTGGTGCAGGAGTTGACGCAGAAGTGGAAGACCGCTGGTACTGAAATGAAGGGTGGCTATCTGGAGCAACTGAATGAGGCAAAGGCCAAGTTGGACGAAATGATAAAAGGCCCAGACCTCGACAAGTTGTTCCCAGACCTTTCAGCGCAGAAATATAATACTGGTACGGTAAGCCGTGGTGACGCTTTGATGCAGTCGATACGTGCTGACATGGGACGCGAAAACATGGCAGTTGACCAAGCATCGCTAAAGAACATCATGACGATGGCCATGAAGGAAGGTCTCGACACCAGCGAGATAGACGCCAACGGATTGTTGGAGCGTATCTTCAACGGCGAGGACATCCCGACTGACTTCTGGAATGGTCTGATGGACCGGCTGAACGAAGCACTGCAAGACTTTGGCAGAGAGGCTTATGATCTGGACGAAAAGGGCAACTTGAAACAACGTCAAAGGCCGGAAGAAAAAGAAACTACAGTTAAACAAGATAATGCCATATTAAAGCAACTCGAAAAGTTCAATGGCGATTACTCGAAGGTGACTGGTGGCGTGAGCAGTATTGCAAGCGGTATTCAACAGCTTGGCATAGACATTCCAAATGAGATTCAAAGCGTATTGGGTGTATTGACTGGTATTAGTTCCATCATGACTGGCATCACTTCTATCTTGTCGCTGATTCTTGTGGCTGAGCAGGTAACGGCTACGACAAGTGCAGTCAAGTCAATTCCAGTCATCGGTTGGGCATTGGCAAATGGCGGTATCGTTCCACATGCTGCAAACGGCTACTTTGTTGGCGGCAATAGCTACAGTGGCGACAACACACCAATCATGGCCAATGCTGGCGAGCTGGTGCTTAACAAAGCCCAGCAGGGCAACCTTGCCAGTCAGCTGTCTGGTGGTGGCATGCAGAATTTGCATCTTGAAACGTATCTCGATGGTCGCGCCATCAGAATCGTACTAAATAACGAATCGCAAGGTCGTTTGAAGGGTAAGTATGTAACGAGTCAGAATTTAAGAGGGTAGGCTATGGCACGAAAGATAAAATGGCGTTTACAGTTTAAGAGCCTGAACAATACAAGTTGCACAGTCAACATCTACGAAGAGGGCTACACGGGCAACACCATCACGGAGTTGACGGGTGCAGCCGTACCATTCGAGATAGAAGAGGACGACGACAGCGACCTGCTTCAGTTTATTCGCTATAAGACGGCATACCTGCGTGTGGTAGAGACGACATACGGAGAACTGGACTCGCTGATGCCTACCAGCATCCGTCAACACTTTGTGGAAGCATACTATGGCACGGAGCGCGTCTTTACGGGATTCATGCAATGTCAGCAGTTCGATAATAGTTGGGTGGCTGCTCCGCGCGAATTGGAGTTCCCGTTGGTGTCACCTCTTGGACTGTTGGATGCGTTCAACTTCGCAGTACCATCATCGCATGGATTGGTAACGCTTGGCTCGCTGATGAACGAGGTGATGATAGGATTGAACCCATCGGCTACGGATGCAACGGTATCGGACTATCAGAACGTGATATTCCCAAGCGGAACGGAATATCTGCCGTGGGGTTATTTTATGAGTTCCGTTGTGGTGTGTCCGCTCAATAGCGACTTCAACCATTATGACGACGCGAGCAAGATATACAGTCCGAAAGATTACAGGTTTTTTGTTGAAGGCATCTGTGCATGTTTTGGTTGGATTGCACACGACACACCTGATGGGATTGTCTTTGCACAATACGACTACAGCGGTTCTTATCAGAAGTTGACTGTTGCGCAACTGTCTACGCTCTCAGGTGGTGCAGCATGGGTTCAACAGTTGGCATCATCGTTTAGCAATTATTACAGTAATGCCGACGACAACGCATTGCAATCAATGGTTATGCCGTTGAAGGACTTGACGCTCTCAATAGTTGGTGCAGATGTATCGAAGAAGGAATTGAGTACTCAGTTCTCGACAGCCAACGACAGACTGATGGGTGGCGGTGCCAACTTCAGGTCGTTCTCGTTACAGCAAGCAGGTCCTAACGTTGCAGGTACAAATATGGACGTTGCAATCTTCACCTCTGGCGGTAATCTGGCTAACAACGGACTATTCCCGATAGCCTATGGCAAGGTGGAGAATGGTGCCGTATCGGTTGGTATGGATGAATTCTGGGCTATCAAGTATAATACGTCGTGGTCTGGTAGCCAGCCCATAATGACGGCTAAGTTCTTCGGCATGTTGCCAAATGACAAGAACTTCAACTGTCTGCTGAAACTGAAGATGGCAAAAGGTCCGTCGATGCAAGAGCTGGTAGATACGGGGTACGACGACTTCATGATGAATCTGGTAATTAAGTTTGCGGATAAGTACTATAATATCTCAAACGACACGCTATCGCCTACCATCGTTTATAACGCCATAACCATCAGCGGAAGCACGGGAAAGGTAGTTCCGAACAAGACGCTGGACTCTCCCGTAATTGGTCCGGCTACCGACATAGGCGACGTCGACGGTATTATGTTCAATATAGGCATTTATATGATAGGTGCCATTGAAATTTCACTATATCCAAATACAACACTGCCACCAAACGACGGCGACTGCATCAAGGTCACGGAAATGTCGCTCAGTAACCCTGGAGGAATTGACGAGGCATACTATCCCGACTACAGACATCAAAGCGAGATAAAGGTAGGTGGAAACCAGACTGGCATTAACTCAGCAGAGGTGACGGTCAACTTCAATAATTATTTCGTATGTCGTGGCGACAATTCATTCGGAACAAAAGCAAACGGACCCGTCGCCAACCCGCCAACATTCCCATACATGTTTAGTAGTCTTAACGTGCTACAGCAGAAGGTCAGGAAGGCAGCAGCTATCGACTTCAATGAGTATGCAGCCAAGTGGACATACTGGATTAGCGGTTGGCGGTGGCGCATGATAGCCAAGAGCTTCAATCTACGTGACGACGAGTACACAATTACATTAGCAAGATCATCAACATTAGAGTAATATTATGGCATTTTTAGGTAAAAATCTGAAGATATTGACGCCCACTACTGGTGGTAATGCAGCGGTAGTCGCCGGAGCACGTTCGTGCGAGGTGAGCATTGAGGGCGACCAGTTGGAAGTGAGCAGCCCAAACGACGGGCAGTGGCGACACTACATCGCAGGACGTAACGGGTGGTCCATATCGGTGGGCTATCTGATGTCGGTTGGAACATTCCCAACCGAGGCACAAATGGTCAATACCACCGTCACCATCGTCGTGAGCGACGGTACCACAATGATGCAAGGCACGGCCATCGTCAAGTCATGGAAGGCTACGGGAAATCTGGGCAATTTGGCCAATGGCTCGTTTGTCTTCTTAGGCAACGGAGCGTTGTCGCCGGTTACATAGGAGTTACTTTAAGCAATTTAGTTTTTTCATGGTATCTTTTGGGGAAGACTCGCAGTGATGCGGGCCTTTTCTATTTGATAGAGACTGTGATCAATCAAGTGTAATCATGCTCGCATGAATTGCCGAGCGTGAGCAAGCTCTATCAGCGACCGCTGGTAAACCTATAACGCATTTATCTGCAAAAGATAAAAGCAAGAATTATATGAGCTATTCAGCAGGATTTCTACACGAGATCATTATCCCCATGAACCGTAAGGAGGCGAAGCCGGGAAAGTATGGTATCGACTCGGCAGGCATCGAGTGGGAGGAAGGCCCATGCCTTCATGCCAACGTGGACTATGCAAAGGGCAAGGCGGCGATGAATGCCGGTGCGATGGATGCCTATGCGGTGAAGATAGTGCGCATGAGATACGGTGCCACATCTTTCATCAACGAACGCTCACGCATCAAGTACGACGGCAAGGTGTGGCAGATCATTCCCGAAATGTTCCATCCCAGCCATTTTGACGACACGTTGCAGTTCCACATGCAGCTGGTGGTAAATGACAAATAGAACTAAACCCAGAAGATATGAGAAAGACAGTAGCAATTATTCACTTTAACACTCCCGAACTGACGGAGGCGGGCATCAGGAGCCTGCGGAAGCATGGGGGTAAAGATTACAGGGTTATCGTCTTTGATAACTCTGCGACGTTGACGTTGCCGGACGGCAAGGTGATTCAGGCACGGCCATTCACGGCGAAGTTGGATGGTGTGGAGGTGATAGACAACACGCGGGGACAGGTCATCGACTTTGACAAGTTCCTGGCTGAGTACCCAGACCGCAATCCCAGCGTCGGCATCTATCAGTCGAGTGTGTGGGGCAGTGCCAAACACATCGTAACGGTGCAGAAACTTTGGGAATTGCTGCCGGAGGGGTTCGTGCTGATGGAGAGCGACATTCTGCTGAAGAAACCCATCGATGAGTTTTTCCGCGAGGAATACAGCTTTGTCGGCTTCGTGCAAAAGCACCAGAAGGGCAACCCGTTCGACGTGCCACGCATCATGCCGATGTTGTGCTGGATGAACGTGCCGATGCTGACACGGGAGGGCGCAAGATACTTTGACCCCGACCGATGCTGGGGATTGAAGGCCGACCGCAACGACCGAGGCAACTGGATGGATACTGGTGCCTGTCTGCTCGATGAGGTACTGAAGAAACGCCCGCGACTGAAAGGCTTGCATGTGGATATTCGGCTGTTCGTGGAGCACTACGGCGGTGGCTCGTGGAAGCAGGACAACCTGAAATATCAGATGGAGTGGATCAACAGCCACCGCAATCTTTGGGCCGTGAGCAACAGCGACCGAATAGACGTGCAGAAGAAGATAGAGCCGAAGGACGTAGCCCTGTGTGCCATCGTTCGCTGTGAGAACAAATATCTGCGTGAGTGGGTGGCGCATCATCTGAGCCTTGGCGTGAACCGAATCATCATCTGCGACAATTCGCACGGCGACGAGGAACAGCCTACGGCGGTGCTGGGTGACTACATCGAGAAAGGACTGGTGAAAGTGCTCGACTACCGCAACCAAGGCGGCTCGTTCAACGTGCAGGATAAGGCATACAACGAGGTATATCAGAAATACGGCGGCGACTTCGCATGGATGGGATTCCTTGACATTGACGAAATGATTGACGGCTGCGACGACATCAAGGCACTTTTGGCAGACAAGAAAGATGCCGACGTGGTGGTGCTGTCGTGGCGCATGATGACCGACTCAGGGCTGGTGCATTATGAAGACCGTCCCGTGATGGATCGCTTCACGGAGCCGTTCATCGGCAACCGCTTTCTTGACGGCAGGGAGTTCGTGAAGTGCTTTGTGCGTGGCAATATCTCAGGACTGACATTCAAGACCCAACCGCATTGTCCTGTCAATCCTAACTGTTTGCGCGTGGTCAATGCGAAGGGCGAGCGCGTCGAGCAATATCCTACCATGCCACCGCTCTACGAAGTGGCATGGGTGAATCACTATCATACCAAGACCGCCGAGGAGTTTCTGGAAAAGATGCGACGCGGATTCCCGAACGGCGACCAATACACAGCCGACTATCGCAAAAAGGCCATTGACTACTTCTTTGCCATCAACGAGCGGACTGAGGAAAAGGAGGCGATTCTTGGCTGCGGTAAACCCGTGACGCAAAAACGCAAGAATAGTAAAAAGCAAAAGATATGAATTGGTTTAGTAATCTATTCAGAATGGCAACGCCGGAGAATGCGCTGATGGTGCGCGAGGCGACACCGGCACCCATCAATGGCGTGCCCGTGACCACCGACCCGAACCATCCGAGCAACCAGACCGTGACGGGGGGCTCGTACCAGGAGCGCATCGTCTATGCCCGCGACCCGATTACGGCTCTCACGGTGTCGGCAGTGTACCGTGCCGTCGAACTGCGAGCCAAGACCATCGGAGTGATGCCGGTGCAGTACCGCAAGAAAGACTTCGACAAGGGCAACTTCACGCTGGATATGCGTGGACTGGGCAAGCGCATGAACTATCTGCTACAGCAGGAGCCTAACCCGATTATGACGGCGGCGAGCATGTGGGAGTTGATCACCATCAACCGCCTGATGACTGGCAACGGTTTCGTGTATATCGAGCGAGACGAGTTCGATTTCCCCAAGTATCTGTGGCTGGTGAAAAGCGGTGCGTACAACCTCGCGGAGGGCAACTACGTGAGCCTGACGTATCTGACCGACCACGGCTACGAGACGAGGCCGAACGTACCGGCATCGGACGTGCTGCACTTCCCGAACACCTTCCGCTATCAGAACGGCGTATGGGGCAAATCGACGCTTGACTTTGCGCTGGAGACGCTGACGCTGAACAAGACGCTGCGTGCTCAGGCACTCGAGACTGCCGGAAAGGGTGGCCGCGTGAAGCTCATCCTGAGCGAGGGCGGCGAGAGCGGCGGTGTGGCCCCGATTGCCAACGGACGCTTCGACCCCGACCAGGTGAAGGAGATGGCCAAGCAGGTGAACAAGGAAATCTACGAGCAGGACGTGATAGCCATTCAGAACCTCACGCACGTCAACCAGATCAGCATGACGCAGGCCGAGATGCAGGCCGTGGAGCAAAGCGGACTGACACTCGACGACGTGGCACGCTTCTGGGCGACTCCGCGACCGCTGCTGATGCTTGACACCAACTCACACTACACCAGCTATGGCGACGCGACGATGGAGTACCTGACGCGCACCATCATCCCCGACGCAAAGGATATGGAGAAGGAGCTGTTCCGCAAGCTCATAGGATTCAACGGCTACGGCGTGAGGGACATTCACGTCTGCGAAAAGCCGCTGATGACGATGGACCCGACGGCCAAGGCGAAATATTACGAGAGCATGTTGCGCACGGGTATCATGACAGTGAACGAGATGCGAGCCGAAGAGGATATGCCAAGCGTTGACAAGGGCAACATCGTCTATGTGCTCACCAACCTGGCAGAGCTGGGCAGTGCCAAACTGCGCGACGTGGCAGGTGGCGGCAGACCGACCACTCAGGAACCGCAACAGCCGACACCGCCAAAGGAGGGCGAGGAAAAGAAGGTATAGATTCTTTGGCAAAGAATGTATAGGTTTTTCTGGAAGAAGGTATAGGTTTTATGGCATAAAAGGTATAGGTTTTTTGAGACAATGAACGAACCATATAGAATCAGAACGGCGGTTGCGCCGGAGCCGTTGAGCCGCGACGAGGTGAAGGAATACTTCGAGCGAAAAGCGCGAAATCACGCGGTAAACCCCAGACACGAAAGTGCCCGTATAATGAAACGATAATTTTTTAATCGAGAATAGAAATGAAACAGGTAAGATTTGTACCCAACGACCTTTGCGGTCTGCAAGTCCGCGAAGATGAGAACGGCCAGCAGAGCCGCGTGGTTGAAGGTCGCGCAATCGTCTTCGGACAGCGCAGCGTCAACCTTACGCCGTGGAGCTCTACCCGCGTCGTTTATGAGGTGCTGGAGCCAGGCTGTCTCACTCAGGAACTGCTTAACCGCAGCGACGTGGTGTACAACCTGAATCACAACAGCAACGTGCTCAATGTGATGGGTCGCTATCGCAACACCGACAAGGACACTCTGAAGCTGGAACTCCGTGCCGATGGTGTGTACAACCGTTGCGAACTGCCCAAGACCAATGCGGCCAACGATACTCTGGAGCTGATCAAGCGTGGCGACATCAGCGGTCAGTCGTTTGCCTTCGAGGATGACTACGAGGACACCGAGAATGGTGTATCGTATGAGCGTACCAACGAGACTATCGACGGCAAAGAGGTATGGTTACGCCATGTAAAGCGCATCACCGGC